CCGCTCGGGAAAACCGAAACGGAAACCGACCGGCAGAAGAACATCGCCGAGATCGAGAATCAGATCGCGGTCCGCCGCATCGAGCTCCAGGAGCAACTGACGGACCTGGCCGCCGAAGAGCGCAAGGCCACGCGGGACTTGCAGAAGGAGCAGACCGCCTTCGAGGTCAAGCTGGCCGAGATGCAGGGGGACCGTTTTGCGGCTGCCCGCGCCGCACTGGACGAAGAGGCGCGGAAGCTGGACGAAATTCTCCGCAAGCAGGGCGTCGCCGATGCCGAGCGCGCGCGCCGCGTGCAGGAATTCCGGGGGGCTGGTGAGGCGCAGATCAACTTCGATGAAGTGCTGGCCCAGGGGCGGCAGGCTCTCGCGCAGATTGAAGCCGACCGGCGCGACATCGAGCTACAGGTGCAGCAGGGCATCCTGTTCCAATTCCAGGGTGAACAGCAGATCGTAACCCAGGAGCGGGAGCGCCTTCCGCTGCTGAGGCAGATTGCTCAACAGTTGCTTGCGGCTGCTGAGGCCACGGGCGACCCGGAGAAGATCGCCCAGGCCCGCGAGTTCTCGCAGGCCATCGAGCAAATGGCCGTCAGCAGCAACCGTGCCGCGCAGCAGATGGCCCAGTTCAAGGCGGCCGTCGAGCAGTCGCTCACCAGCAACCTTCAGAACTTCTTCACCCAGGGCATTGAGAACGCCGAGAGCTTCGGCGACGCCATGCGCCAGCTGGCCCTTTCCGTCGTGGACAGCTTGCGTCAGATCGCGGCGCAGATGCTCGCGAACCTCGCGATTCAGAAATTGCTGGGCGCCTTCGGAGGCTTCCCTGGCTTCGCTGGCGGAGGCGAGGTCAAGGCCGCTGTCGGCGGCCTGATTCGTGGCCCCGGCACGGGCTCCAGCGACAGCATTCCGGCCCGATTGAGCGACCACGAGTTTGTTGTGCGCGCCGCCGTGGTGCGCCAGCCGGGAGTGCTGGAGTTTCTCAACGAGTTGAACGCCGACGGCTCTCTTGTGCTGCGTCGGCGCAGCGTCCGCGGATTCGCTGAGGGAGGCCTAGAAGAGGTTGCGGCGGGTGAGGCCGGCGCGGGGCGCACTGATCTGATGATCGGCTTGGACGAGACGCTATTGCTGAAGCGCTTAGAGGCCAGCCCCATGTTTGCCCGCGTGATCGTGCGCACGATGGAAAGCAACCGGAAGGCCATGAACAACGCGCTGGGAAGGGGAGTGCAATGAGTTGGGAGAGCGGCACGGCTACTGATGTGGCCGATCTGATGGCCAAGCTGAACACGTTTCTTCTGAAGGGGCACGCGCTCGAACCCAGCTACTCGGGTGCGGGCACGGGCACGATTGACAACTTGATCGGCACGGCCAGCAGTGTGCTGGAGACGATCACCGTCACCTTTAGCAGCAGCGCGGCCTTCAGCGTTTCTGGCAGCGTGAGTGGCGCGCTGGGCAGCGGCGCTGTGGGCACTCCATTCACCAGCAGCGTAGTGAACTTCACCATCGTGGCGGGCGGCACGGCCTGGCAAGCGGGCGACACCATCGTGTTCGTGATGACGCCGCCCTGGGTATCGCAGCGCGCCACGGCGGGCAGCGAGTACATCTGGAAGGCACCCGGCAATGACGCGGCAAGCTCGATCTACGCGGGCATCCTGCGCTTCACCGATGTGGGCGCGGACTACGACAACTGGCGGCTGGGCGGCTTCACGGGGTTCGATTCCGGCCAAGCGTTTGCATCTCAACCAGGTGCCCTAACGCGACCTGTGGTTCCGCTGCTGCGCGTGGGCTCGATGCCGTATTGGTTCGTGGCGAACGGCAGGCGCGTGGTGATGATCGCCAAAATCTCCACCGTCTATGAAGCCATGTACCTGGGCTTCTTCAACACCTACGCGAACCCCAATCAGCACGCTTACCCGCTGATTGTGGGCGGCTCGATGAGTTGGACTAACGAGCCTGCCTCGAACTCCGTGAACTGGCGCTGGAGCTACACGGGAACCGAACACAGGGCCTTCGGCATCGGAAGCACGTCAATTTCGACTGACTACAACACGTATCCGCTGCGCATGCGCAGGCCGGATGGAATCTTCCAGGGCTTCTGTTCTCAGCGGAGTTCTTCCACATCCGTGGGCTACCTATTTCCCTACGGCTACGACTTCAGTAACACGATGGCGAACTTGGACGGCGGCTACTCGCTGCTGCCCATCGTGCTGCACAGCGATGACGGCGCGCCTGGCGTGTACCCAGGCATCACCGTGAGCAACCCACAGCAATGGGGAGAGCTTGATGGCGTGCTGGCTGTGACGGGCCACGGCAATGCAGCGGAGAACACCGTGACCATCGGGCGCACGAAATACCCGGTGGTGCAGAACGTCAACCGCACCACGAAAACGGACTACTTCGCCGTGAAGCTGGCGTAGGAGAAGCGCATGGCGTATCAGACTGGCACGGCAACCGACCCGAACGATCTGCTGCAAAAGCTGGTGACGTTCCTTGTGGCGAACGGCTGGACGCAGGACATGAGCCAGGCCGACGGCACGGGCTGGCGCGCACACCTGCATAGGGGCAGCGTGTACGTCAACCTGAAAAGCACCACAGGGGCCGTGAACCCCTGGGCCTTCAGTCCTAGCCCTGCTCCAAATGCGACGGACGCGGGCCTGCACATCTACCTGGGCACGGGATTCAGCGGCGCTGCGAACTGGAACGCACAAGCGGGCGGGCCGATCTTGAACGGCACGGCCAACACCACGGGCTGTAGCATGGCGCTCCCCACGGGCAGCATCACGGCCTGCCACTTCTTTACTGACTCCACGGGCGACAACGTGGTGGTGGTCGTGGAGAAAACCACGGGCATCTTCACACATCTGGGCTGGGGCGTGTCGCTGATGAAGGCAGGTTCGTGGACGGGCGGGCCGTACTTCTTTGCGCCCGTGAACGCCTACAACTTCGCCAGCGATTCCACTTCTGGCCCTGGCTTCCAGTACGGGCCTACCGCAAAGGCACCGTTTGTCTATGCCGACACCAACAGTGCGGCAAACGCCTACGTGCGCGCAGACGTAGACACCTTCACCGGAAAATGGCTGGGCTGCACGTCATTAGTATCGCAGCCCAGCGGCGGCTACACGGGCCGCAATTTCGTCTCTGAGTTCCGTGGCGGCACGGCTGTGGTGACGGGTATCCCGAACATGGAGTACTTCGTGGAGCGTTCCTTCTCCACGATGACCAGCAGCGCAACGCTGGTTCCGATCAGGGCGTGGGTGCTGCGCGATGCGGCCAGCTACTCCCTGCTGGGCACGGTGCCCAATCTCTTTTACTCGATTGCCACGGATAAGGGCTTCACAGCGGGAACGGAAATCACCATCGGCCCTGACACCTACAAGGTGTTCCCGAACTTTGCGGTGAGGAAGGTCGCGTAGGGCATGGCCGACTTCAGTGGCAACCTGCTGCCAGCAATCGTGTACGCGCGGCACCCTTCGTCCACGCCTGAGCTAAGCGAATACGCGGAATGGGTGCGCAGCGTGGCCGTGGTGTTTTCTTCTGCCAGCGGAGTGAAAGGCGGCGTGGGCCTGGCCAGCGCCGAGCCGCTGCTGCCCTACCTGGGCGGCATCGAGCGGATGTACGGGAGTGAGCTTTTCGAGAAAGTGATCGTCACGCCTAGGGAGAAGAAGCTGGGCTTCGTGCTGAGCGCGAACGTGTTCACTGTGGACGTGTGGAACACCTTCCGCGAGGCGCTAAAGACGATGACGCAGATTCAGATTACGGGCGGCGGGGGCACGCTGATTGACAACCCGTTCGGCACGCCGCTCGCTTTTGGCGGCATGCAATCGCGGCAGTTCCAGGCCACGGTTCCCCAGGATGGCGATGCGCAGATTCAGAACACGGTGATCTTCGTGTTCACGGGCGTCAGCGGCACGGACCTGCTGGTGACGGGCGTGCGCATCACGGTGTTTGGGCCTGACCCTGATTGGAGCGAACCCTTCAGGGAGCGCGATGAATACCTGACGCAGATCATGGCCGCCTACGACGAGACAGAGCAGCGCGTACAGCTGCGCGGCAAGCCGCGCACGGTGCTCGTGTTCCGTGTGGTGACGCTGGAGCGCAAGGACACGGCGGCGCTGGAGGCTCTGCTGTGGGCCTGGCAGGCCCGCGTGTTCGGTGTTCCCTTCTGGCCCGATGCGCAGCCGCTACTAGCGAACGTGAACATCGGAGACACCGTGGTGCAAGTGGACACCAGCAACCGGAAGTTTGAGGCGGGCGGCCTGATGGCGCTGTGGCGCGACATGCACACGCATGAAGCCCTGAGCATTCAGAGTGTGGGGCCGAGCAGCATGCAGCTGACGTCAGCCACTACGAAAGCCTGGGCCGCTGACGGGCGCACCTACGTGGTGCCCGTGCTGGCGGGCAGGCTGCCAGAGCAGGCGCAGCTGCGCAGGCCGAACAACAGCGTGGCAGAGATCGAGCCCACGTTCGTCTGCGAGGTGGCCTGATGCCCACCTACCAGGGCTTTGACGTGCTGGAACTCGAGCCTGGCGACCTGGGTGATCGCGCCATGAACTACACGCGCAGCGTCTTTCGCCACGACAGCCGCACAGGGAAGCTGCGCGTGCTGGATCGTAGCGGCGTGGCCATCTTGCAGCCCAGCAGCTTCGTGTGGCTGATGGAAGGCAGAACGGAAATTCAGGCGTACAGGTCTTTCATCGCTGCACGCAAGGGCGCGCTGGTGCCCTTCTGGGTTCCCACCTGGCGGCACGATCTACAGATGGCCGCGGACTTGAGCGCAGGCAACGTGAACCTGTCCGTGGCCAAGATCGGCTACACCAAGTTCATGTTCTCCGCACCGGCGCGGCGTCACCTGGCTTTCATCCTGGCCGATGGGACGAAGTACTACCGCAAGGTGACGGCAGCGGCAGAGAGCACCGACACCGAGACGCTGACGCTGGATAGCGCCATCGGCGTGTTGGTGCCCGTCGCCAGCACGATGCTGAGCTTCCTCACGCTGTGTCGCTTGGCCGTGGACGACCCTGAGCTTGCCTGGCACAACCGCGATCTGGCCGAGGCCGTGCTGGACTTCGTGGAATTGCCCCAGGAGGCACCTGCATGACCTACGCAGCCCGTGAAACGAGCCGTTACCAGGGCCAGCCGTTTGAGCTTTACCTGTTTCAGACGGAGACGAAAACCTGGCGGCTGACCAGCGCCGACAGCAAGATCACCTTCAACGGCCAGCTGTTTGAGCCGGAAGCGATCACGCGCACGCCCACGGCCCAGGGCCAGGAGATCAAGAGCGGCACGATTAAAGTCACCGTCCCCAAGGACCACGAGATCGCGCAGCAGTTCATCAGCTATATCCCCAGCACGCCCATGAGCCTGGTGATCTTTCGCGGGCACGTGGGCGAACTAGACAGCGAAGTGGTAACCCACTTCACGGGCCGCGTGACGATGGCCACGTTCGGGGATGCGTGCGAGCTAACCGTGGTGCCAGAGTCCGAAGTGCTGAAGAAGCGCATCCCTGGGCCGAAGTATCAGAAGCCCTGCAATCACATCCTGTACGACTCGGGCTGCCAGGTGGTGAAGGACAGCTTCAAGGTAGTGGGCACGCTGACCTTCGTGAGCGGCGACACGATCAAAGCGGCGGCCTTTGCCACGAAGCCCGCTGGCTGGTTCAACGCGGGCTACATCGAGAAGGGCACAGAGCGCCGCATGGTCATCAATCACGCGGGCGACACGCTGACGCTGCTGAATCCGATGGCGGGCCTGGTGGTGGGCGACGTGGTGAACGCTTATGCAGGCTGCAAGCGCGACTACAACGACTGCGTGAACAAGTTCAACAACGGGGAGCACTTTTTCGGCTTCGAGTGGATTCCTGCGCGCAACCCGTTCGACGGTCTGGAGTAGAGCATGGGTTTTTGGTTCGCATTCTTCCTGTTCGTGGGCAGCACGGTGCTGAGTGCGCTGCTGCAAAAGCGCCCCAAGGACGTGCAGCCCAGCAGCTTGGGCGATTTTCAGGCACCCACGGCGCAAGAGGGGCGGCCTATCCCTGTAGTGTTCGGCACGGTGAAGCTGGCCGCGCCTAACGTCGTGTGGTTTGGCGATCTGAAGGTAGTGCCGATCAAAAAGAAGTCGGGCGGCTTCCTGGGCATCGGGGCCAAGAAAGTGACCGTGGGCTACAAGTATTACGCGGGCTTGTGGATGGCCTTGTGCCACGGCGTTGTAGATGAACTGCTGGACATCGTGGTGGGCGAGGAGTCGCTGGGCGGCACGACCAGCGTGCGCGAGAACCTGCCTTTCGGCCAGTCTCAGAGCAAGTCCACCTGCACGCCCGCGCTTCCCGATCCGAAACCAGCGGGCAGCAAGGTCACGTTCTCGATCTACTGGCCCAACATGTTCGGCGGCCAAGACCAAACGGCCAACGGCTACATGACTGCCAAGCTGGGCACCACGGCCCCCGCGCATCGCGGGCTGTGCCATGCCGTTGCCGAGCAAATGTACCTGGGCACCAGCAATTACATAAAGGATTGGGCTTTCGTGGTGCGCCGCTGCCCCAGCAACCTGAGCCTGGGCGTTGGCGTCACGAATCTCAACGGGGATGCGAACCCCGTGGAGATCATCTATGACCTGATGACCAGCCCGATCTATGGCCTGGGCATCCCCGCGTCCCGCTTCAACCTGGCCAGCTTCCAAGCGGCGGCCAACACGCTGGCCACGGAAGGCATGGGCATGAGCATGCAGGCCGACAGCGAGGGCGCGGCTGATCAGGTGATCGGAGATGTGCTGCGCCACATTGACGGCGTTCTCTACACCGACCCCGCCACTGGGCTTTGG